TGCCCTAAGGCATTTGAAGCTAAGTACACTCAGAAGGCTTTGAGAGAAGGATCTTCTTATGACTACATGGCTTACGCATCTGAGTATTCTGCACAAAAAGTACAGAGAATTGGTGCTGCTTTGGAAACTGCTATTTGGCAGGGAAATACTGCATCTGAGAATGCTCAATTGAACAAGTTCATGGGCTTTGCTACTATCATTGATGCCCTTGGCTTCGGTGGTGCAGGTGATCCAATCAATGGAAACTCTGCTGAGGTTACTACCTTGACTACTTCCACTGTTATCGCTGCCGTTGATGCGGTATTCGCTGCCCTTCCTGCTGCCCTTTTGGACAAGGATGATGTAGTGATCTTCTGCGGAAACGATACTTTCCGTGAGTATATCCTTGCTTTGAGAACTGCTAACTTGTTCCACTACCCTGTAGATGCAGCTAACATGGAACTAGTAGTACCTGGTACTAATGTGAAGTTGATCGGTGTTAACGGATTGAACGGAACTGACTACCTAGTAGGTTTGTCTATGTCTAATATGTACCTAGGTACTGACCTTTTGAATGAGCAGGATCGTTTCGAATTGTTCTATGCAAAAGAGGCAGATGAGATGAGATTTGTAGTTGAGTTCAAACTTGGTGTACAGCTTGCCTTCCCTGACGAAGTAGTGTTCTGGAAGAAGTATGTAGCACCTTAATTCAAATAACGGGTAGGGGATTAACTCCTACCCTATTTTAAAACCTTAAAATAAAATAAATATGGCTTGCGCATTAACTCAATCATATACCCTTGACTGCAAAGATTCAATCGGCGGTTTAAAGGCAGTATGGTTTGCAGCCGTAGAAGATATCGCATCTTGGACAGGTAGTGCCGGAACTTACACCGATGTTACCATGGATAGCGGCAAGTATTTTTGGAAGTATGACCTAGTTAAGGAATCTTCCAACTTTGCAGAAGCCGTAAATACCAATGTTCAGAATGGGACTGTTTTCTATGCTCAGACCTTGGAAGTAATCCTAAATAAATTGCAGGTAAACACTCGAAATGAGATCCTTTTGCTTGCTAAGAATAGACTAGTTGCTCTTGTTCAGGATAACAATGATAAGACATGGGTACTAGGAGAGGTGAATGGACTTGACTTGACTGGTGGCGGATCAGGATCAGGTACTGCATTCGGTGATCGAAATGGCTACACTTTGACCTTCACAGGAAACGAGAAGGAATTGGCTGCTTTGTTCACTGGCACCCCTCCTGTATCTGCTTAAATATTTGGTTTGTTGTTTAGATGTGAAAGCACCTCCATATTGGGGGTGTTTTTTTTGTGTACACAATTCTAGTTTTTTCTATTTATAGGTATGGTGATAATCGAGCAGGGGGCAGATAGCGTGATCTACATAGCCCTATTTGATAAAAGAGAAACAAGCAGCAATGCCTACACCTTTTTATTTCAGCATGAAGTAACAAAGGAAGAGGTGACTTTAAACCTTACAGATGTGAGTGATTTCAAGGATCGATATTCAGAATTCTCAATTAGTGAAGCATCCTTCAGTTCTTCTACTGTTGGCTTTTGGCGGTACTATGTAACCCAAACGGGAAGCGGTGCTGATATTATAGCCACAGGAAAAATGGAATTGACTGCACCTAATCTATCCACTACAGGAGTGGTAAGATATAACGGCTATAATGGTACTTATAAGACCTATACAACAGCATGATAAAATTATTCAAGTTCGATCAAGTGCCTTTGCCCGTTTACAAAGAAGTAAAAGGGAAAGAATACATCTACTACGGGGAGAAGAATGACTACCCGAACTACCTACTTCGGATCTATAACAATAGCGCAAAGAATAACGCTATCATCACGGGCAAGGTAGACTACATCTGTGGCAATGGGTGGACTGTCAAGGCTGAAGATGAAATGCAAAAGGCGAAGGCATTCGGTTTGATTGATCGGATCAACACCAAGCAGGAAAGCCTGAACGAATTGACAAAGAAGCTAGTGACTGATCTATCCATCTTTGGAGGCTACTATCTTCAGGTGATATGGACTAAAGGCACGGGTGAGATTGCAGAACTCTATCATGTAGACTACTACAAGGTGAGAACTAATGCAGACAATAGTGAATTCTATGTCTCTGACAATTGGATCAAGAATGACAATGTCAACCCTAGACCTGATTTTGATACCTATCCTGCATTTGATCCTAATAACACCACAGGCACACAGATCTTATATTTTAAGGAATACAGAGCAGGGGCGAATACTTACAGCCTACCTGACTACAGAGGGGCTATCTCTTACATTGAACTAGATATCAGCATAGGTGAGTACCACCTAAACACCATAAACAACGGGATGTTCTCTAGCAAGTTAATCAACTTGAACGGAGGGAAGGTATCCCAGGAAGAAGAGGATCGAATTGAGAGACAATTCAAGGATAAATTCTCAGGATCTAAGAATGCAGGAAAATTCATGTTGGCATTCAATGATAGCAAGGAGAATGAACCTTCCATCATTGACCTATCAGGTACTGAATTAGATAAGCATTTTGACCTACTGAATAAGACAGTTCAGCAGGAGATCTTCACAGGTCACAAAGTAACTTCACCTATGCTTTTTGGAGTAAAGACTGAAGGGCAGCTAGGAGGCAGAGCAGAAATGAGAGAGGCTTCTGAGTTATTTCAGAACACCTATGTTAATTCAAAGCAGCAAGCCCTAGAGGAAGTCATCAACTACCTTTTGAAATTCAATGATATTATCGCTGAACTTGAGATCAAAAAAGTAGAGCCTATTTCTTTTGAATTTTCTGAGACTATAATTTCTCAGAATATGACTCAGGATGAAATCAGAGAGAAGCTAGGACTTGCACCAATTGAGAAGAAGGAAAGCCAAGGTGCGCAGGACATCATAAACTCATTGAATAGCCTATCCCCATTGATTGCTACCAAGGTAGTTGAATCTATGGATGTAAATGAATTGAGGGGCTTGATTGGGTTACCTGTACGGACTGAAATAGTAACCCCTACAGAAGTCATCACAGATCCTACCCAAGGATTCTCTGATCACCTCCACCTTGAGTGTAGCATCTCAGAACATGATGCAAATATTCTATCAAAGTTTGAAGGTAAGGGTGTATCAAAGCAAGGATTCAAAGTGATTGAAAGTTCAAAGATGCACTTTTCTAGCATGGATGATTTCATCAAGCAGGATCTATTCGCTGAGTATATGCTAAATGAAGTACAGAAGAAGATCATCACTCAGATTCAAAGAAATGAGGCGGTGACCATTCCACAAATAGCCAAGGCAGTAGGTATAGATGAAGCATCTGTGATATCAAGAATCAATACTTTGATTGATGATCAGGTGCTAGTAGAAAAGATCAACAGAGACGGCTTGATCACTAGATCGGTGACTCGATCAGGGGTAGCAGCTATCAAAAGACTTCAACCTGTGACTTCCTTCAAGGTGCTTTATAGCTATGAAGAAAGACCTAACATCCCTGAAGCTAAAAGTGGAAGTAGACCTTTGTGTCAAAAGCTATACAAAAGTGATCTATTCTTCACACGGGAAGAGATTCAAAATATATCCAATCAGCTAGGCTATAGTGTATTTCAATTGTGCGGTGGATGGTACACCAACCCTGACACAGGCAGAAGAACTCCATACTGCCGTCATGAGTGGAAAAGAAATGTAGTAGTAGAAAAGACATCAAGATGAGCGCAAATGTATTAATGATCAGTGAACAGTCCTTCAAGGATTTCACTGTAGCTTCCGCAAATATTGACCTGAAGAATGTGACTCAGGTGATCAAGATGACTCAAGATAGGTACATCCATCCTATCTGTGGTACTGCGCTCTATGATAAGATCCTCACATTGATCTCAAACGGGACTATTGGATCAGGAGGGAATGCAGTATATAAGACCTTCCTAGATAGCTACCTAACAGATACCTTATTCAACTATGTGCTAGGTGAATTGCCTATGGCTATGCAGTACAAATTCGTAAATAAGGGAGTAGTAAAAAGAAAGTCTGAGAACATCACAGAACCTACCTTTGCAGAACTTCAAAGTATTTCACAATACTACAAGGGATATGCTGAATGGTACGCTGAACGGGCTATCAATTACCTATGTGCAAACTCTGAGCAGTACCCTGAGTACTTAAACCCAGGATCTGATGTGACTACTATCCAACCTGTAAGCAATCAATACAAGGTAGCTATCAACTTGGGTAGAGGGGACTACGAAGATCACAGACCATACTCAGAAAGATACCAAGGGAACAGATACAAAAAACCATTCTAAAAGATGGCTTACAGCAAAAACGAAAAGAAGCTAAAAGAATTTCTAAGCAAGCAAGATGACTCTAGTAGACCTAGTAAAAAAACTCAAGGCAATCCAAGAAGCGCACCCAATGATCCGAACCTTCGGAGAGGGTGACATCTACGATTATGTAGATAACGGGGGAGAAATTCAGTACCCTGTCCTTTGGACTGTGGTGAGACCTTCCGTGTATAATGGAACTACTATGCGCTATGATCTAGTGCTTCTATTTGCGGATCTATTGACTGAAGATAAAAGCAACAGACTACAGATCCAATCTGATCAGCTACTTGTGGCTTTGGATGTACTAGCAAAATTGAAACTAGACAATGATTATAGCTTTAATACTGCGCCTAATGGTGCTATCGAATTCTTTCAAGAACGCTTTGATGATTTTACAGCGGGAGTCTCTATTGCTATACAGGTTTCTGCTCCTATGCCTTTGAATCTATGTGCCATCCCTACTGAACCTGCCTCATGACCATCTTCAAAAATGATGCACTTGGAGTGCCTTCTACCCTAGTAGCTATCTTTGCAAATGTATCCCAGGTGATCGGGCTAGGATTTGTGAATATGTTTTTCACATGGATCATCTCTATCCTTTCGATAGTGTATCTGATCTACAAAATCAAAAACGAAAAAGGCAAATTTGACGCAAAGAAAGATGAAGAAGGGAAGTAGTGCGCAGGTCAAGGTGACCTTTGGAAAAAGGAGAAATGGCAAGGCAAAGAAAGCCTACTCTAAAAGTTTAAACAAGCCTAAAAAATATCGTGGTCAAGGCAGATAGAAAACGCTTGACTATTTGGGCTATCTCTTTGATAGCAGTAGCAGGAATAGCTTCCTACTTTTTACCTACAGATTCTTTGAAATTATTCTTAGAGTTTCTTCACATCGTAATAACAAACCTAATATTATAATGGAACTAACCAAAATTGCACGGAATGTGCATTCTCTTGCACTAAGCAAAGAGGAAAACAGAGTAGCCCTTTTGTCGGATATTCATTGGGATAATCCAAAGTGTGACAGGGAGATGTTAAAAAGACACCTAGACTACTGCCTTGAAAATGATATTCCTATCTTCATCAATGGGGATTTCTTCTGCTGTATGCAGGGGCGCATGGATCGGAGAAGCAACAAATCAGACATCAGACCTGAACACAATAATGCAAAGTACTTGGATAGCATAGTAGAAACGGCAGTAGAATGGTGGTCACCTTATGCTCACCTATTGACTGTGATCGGGTACGGCAATCATGAGACTTCTATCATCAAGTACTCAGAGACCGACATCCTTCAAAGATTTGTAGACCTATTCAACTACAAGAATAAAAGCCAAGTTTACACGGGTGGATATGGGGGATGGATGGTTCTTAAATATCATGTGAGACCTAGTACTACAATGACAAAAAATTTGAAGTATCATCATGGTGCAGGTGGAGGTGGAATAGTGACAAAGGGTGCTATCAACTTGACCAGGGCTTTAGAGACCTATGAGAACATGGACATCTTTATCATGGGGCACATCCATGAGAACTCAAGTAGAAACGATGTAAGGGACACCCTTCAATATAACCAAGGTAAGAGGGTGTATGAATTACAGCAGAAGCAGATTCACCTAGCTATCACGGGAACATACAAAGAAGAATATGGAGATGGTAGTCAAGGGTGGCACATTGAAAGAGGCGCACCTGTGAAACCTGTAGGAGGTAGAATTCTAACTTTGCACGGCAGGAGACTTGTGAAGGATGGATCTGAGAATTATGATTTGTTAATTGATTCCAATAAGTTCCCACTATGAAACTATCTACTAATTTTGATTTACAAGAATTTGCTTCAAAGGATGGGCAGCAGCCCTGTGAAAAAACCTTGCAGAATCTAACTGAACTAGCCAACAACCTAGAAGTACTTAGAACGCATTTGAGTAAGCCTATTCAAATCACTTCAGGCTTTAGATCTAAGGAACATAATATTAAGATAGGCGGTGCTTTAAACTCCTTTCATGTTTTTGGAATGGCAGCAGATATCAAAGTCAAAGGTGTTAACACTATTGATTTGGCAAAAAATATTTCCCTACTTATTCAGCAGGGTAAAATGAAGGAAGGTGGAATAGGTATCTACAAGACTTGGGTACACTATGACATTCGGGGAACTAGAGCAAGGTGGGTAAAATGAAAGCTAATTTAATTTTTGATCTACCTAAGGATCAATATGACTACTACAGGGCAATCAATGGAGGTGCTACCTTTGGCATCATTCATGACTTTGATCAATGGCTTAGATCTGAGATCAAGTACGGGGATCACAGCGAAGAAAAGTATAAGGCATTGGAACTATGCAGAAAGGAACTTCATAAATTAATACAAGCCGAAAACATAGACCTAGACAAATGAAAGAGATGCTAGATGATGAACGAATCAGGATTGCTATTTTAGCTTTTATTGCAGGAGTGATCTTAGCTTTTATTGTGTACCCTAGACCTGAACAGGAGACAGTCTATAAGTTTGAAACGAAGGTAGAAACGGATACAATCTACACTCGAGTGGTGGACACAGTTTATGTGCCGAAAATGAGGATAAAATCACAGATTCTTAGGGATACAATCCTAAAAGAATATAAGCCTCAAATAAGCCTGTTTAAGACATCCATTCCTTCGGAGTATGGAAGTACCCATCTAAGCGGTGAAGTCCTTGGAGAAGTCCTAAAAATGACTGCCACGAATGATTTTAAGATTCCTGTGGTAACCAACACAATCACGAACACAGAAACCAAAACAATAGTGCAGAAAGCCAAGGGGATCTACCTAGGTGCAGGGGTGAATTCTCTTCTTGATCCTTTGGCAAAAGTATCATACTTGGATAACAAATACTTGTTTCAATATAGTTACCAACCCGTGACAAAAGTTCACACCTTGGGTGTATCTAAAAAGCTATTCTAGTATGTGGATTGAAATTGATGTGATGCTTGCAGGTAGCACAATGGATTGGCAGGAACTAGGGCTAGATGTGAAGCATGAATTTGTGAGGCGCATGGTTAGGATTGAGGACATTGCCTATGTTCAGGAATTGGTGAATGATATTCAGGTCATGTACTTCTATGACAAATCTTCCTGCTTGATCAGGGGTAGCTACCAGGAGATCAGAGATGAACTGCTTCACTTAGATCAGGAAAGTGATCTTGACTAATTCGGATTTTTTCCGAATAACTGCATGAATTTTTACTAGAAGTGTAGACAATTTGTCGACAGTTTACACAATATAATTGCGCCATAATTGCGTCAATTGCTTATTATTTAGGTTTTACGATATCTTGAAGCTGACCCCAAATAGCTTCGCTTAAATCACCCCAATACATCTCACACTTTCCATCTTTAAAGGGTGGGGTCATAAAATAGGATTGTCTGTATTCGTTTGGCTTGGCGGTGAATCTATAGCAGCCTTCTTTGTAGGGACAATCTGTCCCCGGGCAGAGGGTTATGTCGGGGCTCATATTTTATTCATTAGTTTATTTTTTCTCTTTAATGCGTAGGATATCTTACATTCTACCCCCTTTTTGTAAACTCTATTTAACTTTATTCTGAATCTTCAGCAAGACTAGGTAGCCTATCAGATCATTGATGACATCTTCATCATCCTTTTCTAGGCTTCCGTTTTTGATGCGCTTGAGTTTGTCATCTATGCGAATCAGTAGTCCTTCTTTTGCGGACAACTGACTGAACACTCCCAGGGGTTCAAGGGCTGAATTCCCGTACTTGATATTTTTAGAGATCAGGAGTTCACGGATTTCTAGGAGGTAGGTCGAGACCTTGTGTGAAAAATCATTCATGGGATAAGGTATTCAAAGATGGCTATAATGATCAAGGCAAAGATAAGAGAAAGACCTACTACTCTCAAAAATAATTTAGCCTGCCTGTTCATGAAACTCTTTGAAAGATCTAAACCTATCCCCTTTCAGGTATTGACTTGATCGGAACTTTGACTTTCCCTTCTTGATCAGAAAGCCATCAGCAAAAAGGATATAGAATTCATTCTCTGCTACTACTTCATTGAATTGGATGTATTCTACCCACCACTCAGCAGGCTTTCGGTTTTCATCCATGACCTTTGAGGCTTTTCCGTATCCAAAAGGATTCAATATCTCTGATTCTTCCATGTTTTTATTTGCAAGTTATAGGGATAAAAAGATAGGCT